GTTTCAACTACGATACAATAAACACATCTAGTAAATAACTAGACAACTTTATAGGAGCATTAAAATGAAAAAATTATTATTAGCATCATTACTAGCATTATCTTTTAACGCACAGGCTTGTTCATATCAAGACGGATGGAATTGCCCATCACCTCCTGTTTATGTACCAGTACCTGTTTATGTTCCACCTGTTTACATTCCACCTGTCAGCCCAGGTCAGCCACCTGTAATGACACCATTTAACCCAGGTCGATAATATGATATTAGTCGAAGTGTACGATGGTAAAGATGACGATGCTCAGTTTATATGCTTGATGACGTTTGAGAACTCATATAAGTTTGATGCTTTCTTTGGTAACTGTTCGTTTGAAGATGACTTATATTTTCAGATCATGGACTAGGAAACAATGAGCGAGACCATACAATGAATAAAGACGAAGCATTAAAGATGGCATATAAAGCAGAAGAAACAGGAAATTTGCAAGATTTAGTGGATGCTGTAAATGCTTTAATGGAAGCATTAGAACAATCAGCACAAGAGCCTGTGGCATTTACTAATGCAGATGAAATGCAAGAGTTAAAAGACGGCATGACAACTTGCTATATGTATAAAGAACGACTAAATGATGATTGCATACCTCTTTACACCCACCCTGCACAATTAGCGCAAGAGCCTGTGTGTTGGATGCCAATTGAAACAGCCCCTAAAGATGGAACAATGATTTTAGTAAAACTTCCACGAATGATGAATCTAGTAGTTAGGGCTAGATACAACACAATTCATAAGTTTTGGATGCATGATTATGAGGGTGAGGGAGGCATTGTAAAACCTTATTTCTACCATGAAGGTGACTTATGGCATCCAATACCATCTGACACCCACCCTCATCAATGGCAAGGATTAACGGATGATGAGATAGCAAGATTAGTATTGATTAACGAAGTAGATAAGTCAGGCGATACTGGATTTGCTAGATTGGTTGAACAAGCATTAAAGGAAAAGAACACATGACTTATGTAAATCCACCAATACCAACAATGCCATGTTTTAAATGTGGTTTGCTAACAAACGCTATTCAATGTGTTTATGGAGTATCTTGTAAATTATGCTATCACAAGGAAAACACATGACCATTAACGACTTTGTAAAAGCTATTAAAGAATGGAGTCCTAATGCTGAGTTTAAAGCTGTTAAAGACGGTGAAGTGTACAAAAGCAAAGGATGGTCAGATAAGTTTGAAGATAAAGGCTATAGGGCTGTAACGCCTCATGTAAGTAAACCTGCGGAGAATAAACGTGGACGCAAATGAGCTGTATCATAAACTAACCCAAGCTGGTGATGACTGGGCTGATAAGCAAGCTGCTTACAATGTGTTAGATGACACCAAAAATGCAGTATTAGCACAGCTTATGTTAAAATCAAGTGCTACAAGTGTCGCCGCTAAAGAAATAGAAGCTAAAGCATCAAAAGAATATACAGACCATGTTAAACATACTCAAGAAGCTATGAAGCTAGCATTAAAGGCTAAAGTAAACTATGAGTCTATTAAGATATGGATTGATCTTAAACGTAGTGAAGAAGCTACACGCAGAGCTGAGATGAAACTATGATTTATCGCAACAAACGTCTGTTGGAACTATGTCGTGAACTACCATGTCAATCATGCGGCAGAAGTGATGGTAGCGTGTGTGCAGCACATTCTAACCAATTGCGTGACGGAAAAGGAACAGGCGTTAAAGCTAGTGATGCTATGGTAGCAAGCCTATGTAGCAAATGCCACTATGAAATTGATAATGGTAAAGACTTATCTAAAGAGGAAAGGCGCGAGATATGGGAACTAGCCCACAGACTAACAATCAGATACATGATTGAGAATGATATGCTGGTGGTTAAATGATTCACTTAACTCTACCATTCCCACCAACAGTTAATCATATGTGGGGTTATGCTGGTAAACGCAAATACCTAAAGAAAGAAGCACACGAGTTTCGTAGACTTGTCCAAGAAGAAGCTGTACGCACAAAAGCTAAGATTTCAGGTAGAATCGCAATCTATATTGCTTTGTACGCACCAACTAAACGCAAATATGACATAGATAATAGGATTAAGAGCCTACTCGATGCTTGTACTCATGCTGGTATATGGCTAGATGACGAACAGGTAGACAGTATAATTTGCGTTAGGCGCAATGTTGTTAAAGGTGGAATGTGTAAAGTTGTGATATGTGCAAATGATAAGCTACTTGATGTGTACGAATCTATGGGAGAGATAGATGGATAGTGGGAAGGTCTTGTACTATTTAGACATTTGGCGTGATTACATGAAAGGTAACACTACTAAGCTAGGCTATCCAAGCAAAGCAGCAGGATTTTTGTCATCAGGAGTAACATCTTTTGATGATATGCACGATGAAATAGATATGAACTCTGCACGTACAGTAGACCAAGTTATAGACGACCTACCTAAACTACAAAGAGATGCTATTTACTTTGTATACTTAGGACAGAAGGTTAAAATGACAGATACACAGTTAGAACTAAACTATGATTTAGCTTTAGATAACTTACAAGTAAAACTAACTGAAAAACATTTATATTAAAAACAATCATTTACACTCCAACTTGACAAATAATAAAAATAGTGCTTGACAGAAACATAAAAATAGTGTAGAATGCGTAACTAAGTAGGAAAGTTGCGTCTAAAAAATGCAAAGTTGCTATCTCCGTTCAGACTCACTTAGGTGGGTCTTTTTTTTCGTTTAAGGATTACTATGAAGAAGCCCACTAAAGCACAAAAGAAAATTGGTAAAGTAATGGGTGAGTACAAAGAAGGTACATTACACTCAGGCAAAGGTGGTAAAGTAGTAACTAATCCAAAGCAAGCTATTGCAATTGCAATTAGTGAAAGCAAAAACAAAAAGAAAAAATAATGTTACATATCTATGTAGGGTTTGATGGTAAGGTAGAACCAATTGCCTACCATACGTTTTGTCAGTCTGTCATAGAACACAGCAGTATTCCAGTATCGTTCACACCATTAGCGTTGAATACGTTGAAGGACTATCAAGAGAAGCATAAAGACGGCAGTAATGCTTTCATTTATTCTCGATTCCTAGTGCCTTACTTAAACGATTACAAGGGTATTGCTCTGTTCTGTGATGGCGACATGATATGTCAAGGTGATGTAGCAGAACTACTAGAACTTGCAGACCCATCATTAGCTGTACAAGTTGTTAAGCACGACTACAAGACAAAGCACAAGACTAAATATCTCGGTGCTAAAAATGACGATTACCCTAGAAAGAACTGGTCATCTGTCATCTTATGGAATTGCCATCATTGGCAAAACAAGAAGCTCACACCTGAATTGGTGATGGAATCTACTGGCTCATACCTTCATCGGTTTAGCTGGCTTGAAGATAGATTCATTGGTGACTTACCTAAAGAATGGAACTGGTTAGTGGATGAGCAAGAATACATCCCTGACCCTAAGCTATTGCATTTTACGCTTGGTACGCCATGCTTTAAAGATTATAAAGATTGTATGTACTCCCCTGACTGGTGGGAAACATACCACAGAATGATTTATCCTTTAACAGGGGATAATTACACAAGTAATTTATAGGGGATTATATTATGGGTGGTGGTAAAAGCAAAAAGGTTAGAGTGCCGGTATATCCTGCCATTACTGGACCAATGGTCTCACAAATGGTTGCACGTGCTAATCAAGCATCACAGAACGTAGGAGTACCTACACTTGCTGAACTATTCCCATATATGAACCAAAACCCATTCTTGGGTATGCAACAAGGTACTATCCCTACAAACAATATGATGGGTGCAGGTCGCTTTTTAGGTCAAGGTATGACAGATATGTCACAAGCACCTACTAATATGCCATCTATGCCTCAAGGTATGATGTACGGATATAACCCACAACAATCAGCATTGCTTAACGCTTTAATGAGTCCAGGAATGTCTACACCTCAATTCAGCTTTAACGCACCAACAATTAACAAATAATACATAGGACAATGACCAACCTATACGGAGTCATATATAATGGAAAATCAAAAAGATATAAACGAAACAACTAGTAAGGGCGGAGCACCTGAGGGTAATAACAACGCAGGTAAAGGCTCACAGCTATCAGCACTACTAAGAGCAGCACTAAACGCTAACGACAGGTTAAAGATGCGTCAAGGTGTAGAAGCCGTAGCTGATGCTTTTGCAGAAGGTGAACGCTGGGCTGTTGAATTCGTATTTGACCGTTTTGAAGGCAAGGCAGTCGCTAAGACAGAGATTAGCGGTACAGACGGTTCTCCACTTCCATTATCTATAGGTATATCTTTTGTCGAACCCACTAGCACAATTTCCGAAGAAGCTTGATTTCTTATTTGAGCCTTCACGTATCAAGGCTATCTATGGTGGTCGAGGTTCAGGCAAATCATGGGGAGTAGCTAGAGCGTTACTTCTAATGGGTGCTAACAAACCTTTACGTATCCTATGCGCTCGTGAAGTTCAAAAGTCTATCAAGCAATCAGTACATACATTACTAAGTGACCAGATACAAGCATTAGGTCTAGGTGCTTTCTACGAGATACTAGAATCAGAGATTAGAGGGCAGAACGGTACATTGTTTAGCTTTGCTGGTCTAGCAACTAACACAGTAGAGTCAATTAAGTCTTTTGAAGGCTGTGATATTGCATGGGTAGAAGAAGCTCAGACAGTATCTAAACGCTCATGGGATATTTTAATCCCTACTATTCGTAAGCCTGCATCAGAGATATGGGTAACATTTAACCCTGACGTTGATACAGACGACACCTATCAGCGTTTCGTGGTAAACCCACCTGAGTTTGCTAAAGTAGTAAAAGTAAACTGGAGTGACAATCCTTGGTTTCCTAACGTACTAGAAGAAGAACGCTTACACAGTTTAGCTCACAATCCTGACTACAAGAACATTTGGGAAGGTGAATGTAAAGCTGCTGTAGACGGTGCTATCTATGCTAACGAGATTAGAGAGGCTCAAGAGAATGGTCGTATTACAACAGTACCTTACGACCCTATGCTTAAAGTTCATGTTGTTATGGACTTGGGTTGGAATGATTCTATGTCTGTTATCTTATGCCAGCGTGGCGTTAGTGACGTCCGTATTATTGGCTACATTGAAGATGACCATAGAACGCTTGACTCGTATTCAAGCGAACTTAAGTCGCTAAACTATAACTGGGGTCAGATGTTCTTACCACATGACGGTAGAACTAAAGACTTCAAGTACGGTATCAGCGCAGAAGATATTATGCGTAAGCAAGGTTGGGATGTACGTATTGTGCCTATGAATGACATTGAGTCAGGCATTAAACTAGCACGTATGAACTTCCATCGCTGTTACTTTGATAAAGCAGCAACAAGGTTAGTAGACTGTCTTAAACACTATAGACGTTCTATCAACTCAAACACACAAGAACCAGGCGCTCCATTGCATGATGAATACTCTCATGGTGCAGATGCTTTCAGATACATGGCTACATCTATTGATGCTATGAAGAATGAAACATGGGGTGGCGACACTATTAAATATAATACTCGTGGAATTGTTTAAAAGGGATTCAGATGAAGTTAAGCGACTCAGAAATTATCTATCGCATAGAGCAGGAAGAACAGATTGCTTATGGCATCAATGACTCTGCTTTGTCTGATGACCGAGCTAACGCCATTGACTATTACTTAGGTGAGTCTTTAGGTAATGAGATTGAAGGTCGTTCACAAGTCATCTCTATGGATGTACAAGATACGATTGAGGCTGCTTTACCACAACTCATTAAAGTATTCGTATCAGGTGACAAGGTAGTACAGTTCAATCCTAAGAACAAAGAGGATATGGATGCTGCTGACCAAGAGACTGATTACATCAATCATGTGGTCATGGAAAAGAACGAAGGCTACACAACTTTCTATGTATGGTTCAAGGATGCTTTGTTATCTAAGAACGGCTATGTAAAAGCCTACTACGAGCAAGAGAAAGACGTAGAAGAAGAATCATATAGAGGTTTAACTGACGGTCAACTACAACAGTTAGCTAGTCAAGATAACATTGAAGTCTTAGAGCATACAGCTTACAACGACCCTTCTGTTGACGTAATGGCTTTGCAAGAACAAGCAATGATGGTGGGTCAAGACCCAATGTCTATGATGCCTCCTATGTTGCATGACGTTAAGATTCGTGTAACAGAAACAAAAGACAAGATTTGCATTAAGAACGTAGCACCTGAGAACATGATGATTTCAGTTGATACTTCTAGCCCATCTTTATTTGATGCACGCTTTGTACAACATCGTGAGATTATGACTCGTGCTGAAGCTGCTGAACAATTCGGTCTAAGCATGAAGAAGATTGATGGCATCTTTGCTGAAACAAACGAAGCATATCAGTTAGAAGCTATTGCTCGTGACATCTACAACGAAGAATATGACCGTGTAGTAGAAGGTGCAAACATCTTAGTACGTGATACATACATTCGTATTGATGATGAGTTAATGCGTTATGTTGTGATTGGTAACACAATCGTACATAAAGAGAAGGCAGAGGTAATTCCTTTTGCTTGCATTACACCAATGATTATGCCACATCGCCATATTGGTCGTTCTTATGCTGACTTGACTATGGACATTCAGTTGATTAAGTCAACTCTATTACGTGGTCAGCTAGACAATATGTACCTAGCTAACAATGGTCGATATGCTATCTCTAGCCGTGTAAACCTAGATGATATGTTGACATCACGCCCAGGTGGTATCGTTCGTGTTGAAGGTGAACCAGGTTCAGCAATCATGCCACTAAGTCACCCACCATTACCAGCTTCTAGCTTTGGTATGGTTGAGTACATGGACAAGATGAAAGAGCAACGTACAGGTGTTACAGCTTACAACCAAGGCTTAGATGCTAACGCTCTTAATAAGACAGCTTCAGGCATTGCACAAATCATGTCTGCTTCACAACAACGTATTGAGTTAGTAGCTCGTACATTTGCTGAAACAGGCGTTAAAGACTTATTTAGATTAGTACATCGCTTAATCCGTACTTCATACACTAAACCTGACATTGTACGCTTGCGTAACAAGTGGGTTGATGTAGACCCTAGGGAATGGAAAAATCGTAGCGATTTGACTATCTCTGTAGGCTTAGGCGCAGGTAATAAAGACCAACAGTTAGCTCACTTAACTACAATCTTACAGATGCAGAAAGAAGCATTAGCAGCAGGTGTTACATCACCTGAGAAGATTTATAATGCTTTAGCTAAGTTGACACAGAACGCTGGCTTTAAAGACCCTGAGGAATTCTGGACTAACCCTGCTGAAAACCCACAAGGTCAACAGCAACAACAACCTGACCCTAACCAAGCATTGCTTGAAGGTCAATTGCAAATCGAACAGCTTAAAGCACAGTCTGAACAACAGATTGCACAGCAGAAAGCAGAAGCACAGTTCATGCAAGAGCAAGAGCGTTCAAAGAATGATATAATCATTGAGCGTGAAAAGATGGCAGCGCAAATGGAACTAGAGCGTTACAAAGCTCAACTCCGTGCAGAAACAGACTTAGCCATCGCTCAGATAAAGGCAGGTTATGGACAAGCAACTTACTGAAGTTAAACGTGGTGAACAAGCAGCACAGGTTCTAGATAATCCTTTATTTAAAGAATCTGTAGAAAAAGTACGTGAAGGTATCATCAGGAGTATGGCTACAAGCCCTCTAGGTGACTCAGAAACGCACAATCGCTTAGTCATTGCTATGCAACTATTAAATCAGATTGAAAAACAGCTTATGGACGTTATGCAGACTGGCAAGATGGCAGCTATACAGACGGATAATAAGCGTAAATTATTTGGGTAACGGACAAGCCCAAACAAGAAGCTCACTTCGGTGGGCTTTTTTATTGTCCATTTTAGGAGTAGTAAAATGAGTGACCAAGCCTTAGAGCAGTCGCCACAAGAGAAATTGATGGCTATGCTCGATGATGTATCTGATGATGAATCTATTAATTTAGATGCACCAGAGGAGGAGCAGGAAAATGAAGAAGTGGAAGAAGAAGTTAATACCGAGGAATCAGAGGAAGCTGATGCAGATACTGATGATGAGGAACTTGAGGCTGATGAGGAAGAAGTTGAGGAGGACTCTAACGAGCAACCCACCTCTCTGAAACTTAAAGTCAATGGTGAAGAACTTGAGAAACCACTTGATGAAGTCATCGCACTAGCCCAACAAGGACTAGATTACACCAAGAAAACACAAGAAGTAGCAGAGCAACGTAAAGCATTAGAAGAATACGCTCAGACTGTTAAAGTCCAAGAGGAAGTCTTCATGCAACAAGTTCAGTTACAGCAAGCGTTGATTGGTGACGTAGCGCAACTAACAGCAGTCGATAAGCAGCTCGCAGCCTTTAATGACGTCAACTGGCAAGAGCTAAGTGATAACGATTTCGTAGAAGCGCAAAAACTGTTCTTTACATATAACCAGCTTCAACAACAACGTGGTCAATTGGCTACCGAGCTTGAAGCCAAAGCGCAGCAAATTCAGCAGCAACAAGCTGCTAAGATGCAAGAGAAAATCGCACAAGGCAAAGAGATTCTAGCTAAAGAAATCCCTAATTGGAGTCGTGAGACCACCCAAGAACTGATGACTTTCGGCAAAGAGTACGGCTTTAGTGACGATGAACTAGGCACAATCATAGACCCACGTCACGTGAAGGTCTTACATGATGCTATGCAATGGCGCAAGTTACAAAAGAATTCGGTTGCAAAGAACAAAGTGTCACAAGCTAAACCTGTCGTGAAGCCAGGTGCTAAAGATACAAAACAGGAAGCGACATCAGCTAATCGTCAAACACGTGATGCGTTACGTAAGACTGGTAAATCTGATTACGCACAAAAATTAATTGAAAATATGATTTAGGGGAATAAACATGGCTGTTTCATCAACCAACACCTATACCGGTAAGGGTATTGCAGAGTCTTTTGAAGATGTAATCTTTGATATTAGCCCAGAAGATACACCATTGCTTTCATTAGCAAAACGTATGTCTGCTGGTCAAACTTACCACCAATGGCAAACAGATGCTTTAGCTGCTGCTGCAACTAACACAGGTATCGAGGGTGACGACTCATCATTCGCTACTTTGGCATCTACAACAGTATTGGGCAACTACACACAAATCTCACGTAAAACAGTTCAAATCTCTGGTACATACGATGTTGTTAAGAAATATGGTCGTAAATCTGAGGTTGCTTACCAACTATTGAAAGGTGGTAAAGAACTTAAACGTGACATGGAATATGCAATTGTACGTAACCAAGCATCTTCTGCTGGTGGTGCTGCTACTGCACGTTCAACTGCTGGTATCGAATCATGGATTACTAACCGTGTGTTAGGTACAGGTTCTACAGCAGGTACAACACCTGGCTTCTCTAACGGTACTGTTGCTGCTCCTACAGACGGCACACAAGTAACATTCGTTGAAGCTGATTTGAAATCTGCATTGCAATTAGCATGGACAGACGGTGGCGAGCCATCATTAATCTTGATGTCAGCTACTAACAAAGCACGTTTCTCATCATTCGCTGGTATCGCTACTAAGTTCAACAACGTACAAGGTACAACACAAGCAACTATTACTGGTGCTGCTGACGTTTACGTTTCTGACTTTGGTAACCACACAGTTAAACTTGACCGCTTCATGCGTGACCAAGCTGTATTGTGCGTAGACCCAGGTTATGTTGGTCTTGCGACATTACGTCCAATGGAAAAAGTAGAGTTAGCTAAAACTGGTGACTCAAGCAAATGGTTAATCCAATCAGAGTACGCTTTGGTTGTACAAAACCCAGATGCACACGCTAAAGTACAAAACGTAGGTCTATAGTGTAGAATAGAGGGGTGGGAAACTGCCCCTCTTTCTAAAGGATTTATTATGGGTGTATTTTTTGATTATGACCCGAATACAGGTGTAACACAGACGTTTGACTATGACCCTGTAACGGAAGATGTACGACTTACATCAACACAAGATTTAGATAACTTCTTTGAGCAAATTAAAAGAAAACGTGATAACCCTGACGCATGGGCTAAAGGTGTTAAAGAAGAATTCGCTCACTATGCAAGTATTCCACCAGTTATTGAGATGGAATTATTAAAGCAGGGTATAGATATACATAACCCTCATCAAACAAAAGAATTGCTAAAAGCAATTAATACTAAATATCCGTTCTTAAAAACCACGACTGCGATGGTGAAATAATGAACAGAGACGAATTAAAAGAATGTCAGATAGCTATTCATCAGTTAATTGAAGCTGATGACTACGAAAATGCTATGCCGTTAATATATACGGTACTAGAAGAATATCCCGATGATGCAGCTACATTGCACTTCCTTGGATATATTTGGTTGATGTCAGAGAGAACAGTCTTTGCTTACCAAATGTTTCGTAGAGCTTTACAAGAGCAACCAGGTAACAAAGCACTATGGACTTCATTAGGTCGTGCTTGTCATGAACTACAGATGTATGAGGATGCGATTAAGTTTTTCATCAAGTCTGCTGAGTTAGATAATAACTACGCTATGGCTTACTCTAATATGTCTGCTACGTTAGTACAGTTATCACAATGGGATGATGCAGAGAAGGCAGCTAGAACTGCTTTAGACTGCAATCCTACAGACTTAAACTCCCAACTAAACCTAGCACATTGTTATTTAGCTAGAGGCGAATGGAAAGAGGGCTGGCATGAGTGGAATAAATCTCTCGGTGGTAAGTTCAGAAAAGAACTTATCTACGGTGACGAAGCTAGATGGAATGGTTCAAAGGGCAGAAACCTTGTTATCTATGGTGAACAAGGACTTGGAGATGAAATCTTTTACGGCTCATGTATCAACGATGCCATCAAAGACAGCAAGCACGTTATTATTGACTGTGACCCACGTTTAGAAACGCTATTTAAACGCAGTTTTCCTGACGCTGAGGTGCATGGTACACGTAAAGTAGACCATCCTGAGTGGTTAGAGAAGGCAGAAATAGATGCTAGATGTGCAATTGGTGGATTACCTGAGTTTTATCGACTCACAAATAAGGATTTTCCTGGTAGCACTTACCTTTTAGCTGACGAACACAAGGTAAATGAGTGGAAATCAGTCTTAAAAGACAAAAAATGCTACATAGGTATCACAACTCATGGTGGTAAGAAGGCAACAAACTCAAAAGGTCGTAAATTAACTGCTGATGACCTAGCACCGTTACTGAAACGCAAGGATATTCAGTTAGTAAGTCTAGATTATGACTTAGAAGAACGTATTGAAGGTGTTTTGTACTTTGATGAAGCTATTACATCACAAGATTACGATGATACTGCTGCTTTAATTGCATCTTTAGACATGGTAATGGGTGTTCCTACTACTGCTTTACATTGTGCAGCAGCCTTAGGCGTTAAAACATGGTGTCTAGTACCTAAACGTCATCAATGGCGTTATGCACAACCTAGTATGCCTTGGTATCGCAGTATGCGTTTAATCTATCAAGATGATGCAGATTGGATTGATGTCATTCGTAGAGTAGAAAAGCAATGTTAATTACTGACGAATACAAAAATATGCAAGCAGAACTGCATAAGAATCCTGAATACGGTGTTTCTAGCACGTTATACGCTCCGATTGTGGACATGGTGATAGCTCAGTACCAAATTAAAGAGTTATTGGACTATGGCGCAGGTAAATGCCGTTTAAAGGACAGTTTAACGGAACGCGTTATATACACTCCGTACGAACCAAGCAATCCATTGTGGGATGCAACACCTGAACCATGTGAGTTAGTGGCTTGTATAGACGTATTAGAGCATATTGAGCCTGATTGTTTAGATGATGTGCTAGATGATTTAAAGCGTTTAGTGCTTGCATACGGACTATTCACTATCCATACAGGTGCAGCTAAGAAAATCTTACCTGATGGTCGTAATGCTCACTTAACTCAAGAGAACTGGGATTGGTGGGAAAAGAAACTGTCAAATAGATTTGACATTATCAAACAAATATCAATTAACAATGGAATAGTAGTATTAGTTAAAAGGGAATAAACATGGCTTTAGCATCTTACAATGACCTAGTGTCTACGGTTGAGAGTTATCTTGCTCGTAGTGACTTAACAAGTGTCATTCCTACATTCGTCATGCTTGCACAACAACGTATGAGTCGTGATTTAAGAACTCGTGAGATGCTAAAAGTAGCCACTACAACAGCGACAGATGGCACAGTAGAGATTCCTACTGACTTCTTAGAGATGCGTGAGTTACACTTTCAAGGAAACCCACCAATTACGCTAGAGTACGAGAGTCCTGATAAGTTCTTCCGTGATATGCTCACAACAACATCAGGCTTACCTTACTACTACACAATCATTGGTTACGAGTTTCAGTTTGCACCTACTCCTGATAGTCAACAAGTCTTACAGATGCTTTACTATGCAGAACCAACATTCATCTCATCAACTGTATCAAGTAACTTATATCTAGCTAACTATCCTGATGCGTTATTGTACGCAACACTAGCAGAAGCAGAGCCTTACTTAATGAACGATGCACGTATTCAAGTATGGGCTACGATGTATGACCGTGCAATTGCTAACATTATGAATAGCGACATTGGTAAGAAATTCCCTAACACAGCATTAAACGTAACTTTACGCTAAGGACAAATCATGGCAGAAATCAGTAACTATTTAGAAAATGCGTTAATCAACGGCACTATTCGTGGTACTACATACACAGCACCAAGCACAGTTTATGTTGGTTTATACACAAGCGACCCTACAGATGCTAACACAGGTACAGAAGTATCTGGTGGCTCTTATGCTCGTCAATCAGTAACCTTTGCAGCACCTTCTGATGGTCTATCAGCTTCTAATGCTGACGTAACCTTCCCACAGGCAACTGCTAACTGGGGTACAGTAGGCTGGATTGGTATCTTGGATGCTTCAACATCAGGTAACCTTCTTTACCATACAGTATTAGATGCTGCTAAAACAATTGAAGCTGGTGACATCTTTAAGATTGCATCAACAAACCTAACAGTACAATTAAGTTGATTATGAACATTAAATGGCATATTGAAGCTATTGAGCTTGATAATACAAATGAATCCAATACTCCAATAGGAGCGCATTGGAGAATAGACACTATAGACAACGAAAAGCAAATTGGTTCGTTCTATGGATATACCTCTATTGTTGGGATTGATGCAAACAATTTAAATGAAGAACAAGTTGTTTTTTATGTACAAAACATATTGGGTGATGACACAGTTCAAGAGTACGAATCAATTGCTATGTCATTAACAAATGTAAACAAAAGAATTTTTCCAGCAGGAGAGTAATTAATGCCTTTGATAGTTAAAGACAGAGTTCGAGAAAATAGCGCGACTTCTGGTACAGGCACAATTACGCTTACTGGTGCTGTATTAGGATTTCAGACATTTTCTAGTGCTATTGGCAACACAAACACTACTTACTATGCGATTACTGAATCAGGTACAGCTAACTGGGAAGTAGGTCTAGGTACTGTAGGTGCAGGTACGCTTACTCGTGATACAGTTTTAGAATCATCTAATGGTGGAGCTAAGGTCAACTTTGGCTCTGCTGCTAAAGACGTATTCTGTACATACCCTGCTGAAAAATCAATTTATTTTGATGGCTCTAATAATGTTGGGATTGGTACATCTAGTCCAACTGGTATCTTAGATGTACAAGGAACAACAGCTTCTGTTTTAACAAGGTCATATTCAACCGCGCCTACTGTTCCTCAAAGTGCTGTTCAAATTGGACTTGGGGGCTCTGCTGCTGGTCAAGCTGGTGTTGGACCTTCCTTCTTATTTTTTCATAATAACAGCTCCTCTGCAAAAACATTTTTAGGAAGATTGACGGCTGTATTTGAAAATGCTACGGCTGGTTCAGAATCAGGCGCACTTATATTTCAAGTAAGGGCAAACTCTGCTGATACTACTGCTAACACTGAAGTAATGCGCGTAACAAGCACTCAAAATGTTGGCATTGGAACTTCATCTCCAACAGAAAAGCTAGATGTAATTGGAAATATAAAAGCAAGTCAAGTTACAGCAAGCGGAACAGTAAATGGTTCAGAATTGCTTGCATCTAATGGCTTAGTATTAAACTCAAACACAGTATCAGCTAACTACACAATTCCTACAAACTATAATGCTGTATCTACAGGTGCTATTACTATTAATAGTGGTGTTACTGTAACTGTGCCATCAGGCTCTAATTGGAAGGTTCTATAATGGCAAGTATTATTTCAACAAAGACAAGTGGTGGCGGTGGTATTGCTGTAACTGGTGATACTTCTGGTGTGCTACAACTTGCTTCTAATAATGGAACTACAGCAGTTGAGATTGACGCTAGTCAAGTATTTAAATTCAACTCTGGCTACGGTTCAGTAGCCACAGCTTACGGATGTCGTGCTTGGGTAAACTTTAACGGTACAGGTACAGTAGCTATTCGTGCTAGTGGCGGAGTTTCTAGCATTACAGATCATGGAACTGGTGCTTATACAGCAAATCTTTCAATTACCTTGCCAGATACTAATTATGAATTTAATCTTTCTATAGGTGGAGCAGGTAGTAGTAACTCTTCTAATAGTGTTATTCAAGCTGCAGATTGGATTACAGCTCCAACAACAACATCAATAAGAGTCCAAACATCTTTTGGATCTAACGGTGTAGCTTGGGATGCAACTAGAGTTTGCATTTCTATATTTAGATAAGGAATAAAAATGAACGAACGTATTATTTACCCAACAGATGACGGTGTAGCAATTATAATTCCTGCACCTGAATGTGGCTTAACAATTGAAGAAATTGCAGCTAAAGACGTACCTGCTGGCACACCATACAAGATTGTAGATGTATCAGACATTCCTGAAGATAGAACATTCCGTAACGCATGGGAGTACGCATGATTACAATTAATTTTGACAAAGCTAAAGACATTACTAAAGACCGTTTGCGTACAGAACGTAAACCTATGCTTGAGTCTTTAGACGTAGTGCAATTACGCAACTTAAACAATCCTGAAGTATTAGCAGAGATTGAAGCTAAAAAACAAGCATTGCGTGATGCTACTAACCAAGTAGATACAATGACAACACTAGATGAGCTTAAAGCTGCATCGTTACCAGTATTGGAGTAGTTTATGAGTGCAGTCGTAATTGCTGGTGATATTTCTGGAGCTATTACTTTACAAGCTCCTGCTGTATCAGGCACTACTACAGTTACTATACCAGCAACAACAGGTAACTTTTTACTAGATACAACTACTGGTGTATGCAGAGCATGGGTTAATTTTAATGGTACTGGAACTGTATCAATTAGAGCTTCTTATAATGTAAGCTCTATTACTGACTTAGGAACGGCTTACTATAGAATTAATTTTACATCGTCAATATCTGATGTAAATTTTTCTGTAAGTGGATGTGCTGGTTCTGATATTGGTGGAGGTAATGATAATGGAGTAGTTACTCTATCAAATAGAGCAGTGTCTTCATTAACTATACTTACAAGAAATGTTCAATCTTCAGGCGGTGCTGTAACTGATTATGACAGCGTTAATGTTGCAGTATTTAGATAAGGAATAATAATGCCAATAACATTAAACGGTAGTGCTGGCGTTACCACAAATTCAGGTGCTATATATGATGGTATTCAGCGTGGTACTACTGTAGCTTCTACATCAGGAACAAGCATTGATTTTACAGGTATTCCTTCATGGGTTAAACGTATTACTGTAATGTTTAATGGAGTAAGTACAAATGGTACATCTCTTATTCAAGTCCAACTTGGCGATAGCGGAGGTGTAGAAACTACAGGGTATTCTGGATATTATGCTTATATTGCTGGTAGCACTGTAAGTGGAGCATCATCAACAACAGGATTTCAATTTAACTCAAACTCTGCTGGGAATAACTTAGCAGGAAATGTTGTTTTATGTAATTTATCTAGTAATGTTTGGACTGCATCATTAATGGTAGGAAGTCCTGGAGCTGGCACAACAAATGTAGGCGGTGGAGTTAAAGAATTATCAGCAACATTAGACCGTATCCGCATCACTACAGTAAACGGCACAGACACCTTTGATGCAGGTTCTATTAACATTCTTTACGAATAGGATAATAAATGTTTGGTATAGCAGCATTTTCACAAGTACCATTCAGCTCACTTGCTAGTCAGATTCTACTAGCTTCTGCTCAGATTACAGGTGATGCTACCTTCACAGGTTCGGCATACGCAATTCGTACTGATAATGCTGCAATTACTGGTAATGCTCAAGTTGAGTCTATTGCCTATGTAATTCGTACTGATTCTGCTGCTATAAACGGTGTAGGAAGCGTTGTTGCAGATGCAATAAGGGTAAGGACTAGCGCAGGTCAAATTGATGGCTTGGCGAACGTTACAACAGATGCTACACGAGTTCGTACATCTACAGGTGCAGTCACAGGATTTGCATCATTTAGTGCTAATGGTCATCGTATATTCTATGTCATTGGTACAGTAACAGGCACAGCAACAACAGAAGCAGATGCAATTCGAGTAAGAACATCTAGCGGTGATGTAGATGGATATGCAAGCGTAACAGCTCTAGGCGGTGTTGAGTATTCAGGCAATGCAGAGGTTAATGGATATGCTTATGTAACAGCTAGTGCTAATCCTATATGGGGTGGTTATGCAGTTGTTTCATGTAACGCTTCTATCATTGCTGATGGTCGTATTATCGGTGAAGGTTGGACAGATACTATATACGATGAAAACACATGGACTCCTGTTAGTGCAAGTGAAAATACATGGACTGTAGTACCGGCAGGTGATAACACATGGACAGATTCAACAGTAGGAAATAATACTTGGACAGATGTGTCCGTAAGCAACAACACTTGGTATAGAAAAGGCTAAAACATGGCAAAGAATAAAGTTTCAGAATGGTCAGCTACACCTGCTGATAATACTGACGTTGGTGGTATTGACATTAACGAGGGTTGCGCTCCTTCAGGCATTAACAATGCTATCCGTGACGTAATGGCACAGATTAAGGATATGCAGACAGGTGCAGATGGTGATAACTTTGTTGTAGGTGGTAATTTAACAGTTACAGGTACAACCACACTATCTACTGACCTTCCTGTCGCATCAGGTGGTACAGGTGCTTCTACTGCTGCTGACGCTCGTACAAACTTAGGTTTAGGCTCTATTGCTACACAGGCATCATCAAGCGTAACAATTACAGGTGGTTCTATCACAGGTATTACAGATTTGGCTGTAGCTGATGGTGGTACAGGGGCTTCTACATTAAGTGCTAATGCAGTATTGCTAGGTAATGGCACAAGTGCTTTACAAACAGTTGCTCCTGGAACATCAGGTAACTTATTAACATCTGATGGAACTACATGGACAAGTTCCGCCCCTCCTGCTAGCGGTATTGGATATGGTCAAAGTTGGAGTGATGTTACTGGCTCTAGGTCGTTAAATACAACTTACACCAACTCTACTGGTAAACCTATTTTTGTAATGATTTCTGTTTATAACTCGCAATCAGCAAATATTTTATTAGTAACAGTTAGTGGAGTTTTAATTTCTGCTGTTGGTCAATCTACATGGGATAACAGTACGCAAGCATCATTTATTGTTCCAGATGGTGCTACTTATTCTGCTGCAAGTTCTAGTGGAGTACGCATTTGGGCTGAATTACGTTAAGGATAAATATGGCTATTCAAAGAGTAACATTTACAGAATGGACTCCTGACCTTCCTGGCATAGCTGAGAATTTATCTATAGCTAAAAACGTAGTACCTACAGCTATTGGTTATGCACCATTTCCTACTGCTGTAGATTATAGTGCTGCTGCTAGTGAGAATCTTAACAATGTATTTGCAGGTCGTTTTGCATCTACTACAACAGTATTTGCTGGTGGCACTACCAAGTTATTTAAGTTTGACTCTGCTGATTTAAGCATGGACAACGTATCTAAGTCAGGCAACTATACAGGTGTATCTAAATGGAACTTTATCCAATTTGGTAACACAGTTATTGCTGCTAATAACGTAAATAAGCTACAAGGCTTTACACTAGGCTCAAGTTCATTATTTGCAGACTTAGCTGCTGCTGCTCCTGTTGCTAAATACGTAA